TCTGATACAGTGTTTGAGACCCAATCTTGTAAAGCGCAATTAAAAAGCACACGAGTATCATTAAGGAGAGCATAGTAGTCATTCTTTTCCAAGTCTTCATGGATAGTAAGCAGGCCACGTGCTTCGAGATCTCGTGTGCGAGCCATGTAGCTGTCGTTGTTGCTCTTTAGTTTTGCACCACTGAAGATACAGAACTCTACCGGATGTGCTGGAAAACGTGCATGCCAGGCTTCGATAAGATCCATGTAAAAGTCCGGTTGCTTTTCTTGATCCCAACGTGCAGCAAAGCCCACACGCATGGTGCGATCACCAAAGTCCTTTAGTTCGCCGGGTACACGGGCACGTACTTCTGCCTTGCCAAATGCCAAGCCTGAAATGTTGTAGACGGGAGCCCGCCAGCCTGCAACCTTCATGTGCATTACCATTTCTTCATTGGTGGCCAGTACTCCGTCAACAAAGCTATCCACCATTTTTTCATAGTGTCCCATGAAATCTTGCATATTCCATACATGAACAAAATCGTCAGGATCAATGGACTGAGCAAGACAGCGAACATAAATCCTAGGCCTGTGACTGTTATCGATCTGTTTAAGAATATACGGGAGGCTTTCGATTCCAGGCTGAAACATGTCTTCAAAGTAAATAACATCTTCATTGCTGAGTTCTCCTGCCTTCATCATTCTAATTAGATTCATCAATTGGCTCATACCAAAGTATGTGCGTCCATGTGCATCCAATACCTGCCCTGTGACAATGGCTTGATCATTGCTCAATGTCTCACCGGGTACTATCACATAGTCAATGCCTCGCTGTTCAAACACAGCACGATTCCACTCTTGCAGTTGCAGGGTGTAACGAGCCTTGTAGGGCTCAAGCCCCATGTAGTAGAGTTTACGCATGTCTAGGTTCCATGCGAGTGTTCTTGATCAACCAGCCCCAGTTGTCACGTGGGTACTTGCCGCGCTTGACACGCATCATTTCTGAGAATGGGCTATACTCATTGCCCAAGTCAGCTTCGTTGAACACATGTCCGTAACGGACGCAGAACTCACGATATTCCTCAAGTCCATCAAAGATGTTATTGACTTCGGGTTTGAAGCGCAGATATTTTTTTAACCATGCTGGCTGTGCCATATTATTTCCTTAAACACTGATAAGTTGTGGGAGGTGAGTTTCGTACTTGACAAGGGCTCCGTTTTCACCGTCTTCGGAGACCTCGATCCAGACTGTGCGTCCAGGATACCGGTTGGCGATCTGTATGTACAGATCATCGCTAATCATTTCGCAGCTCTTGTAGTCTAGAGCGAGAGTGGAATCACGATACAGATTCTCGAGCCATCGCTTGAATTGGATGAACTCAATGTCCCGGTCATTGTGGAACACATCGATCCACACCCGGAAATGAAAGATATGGCGATGAGGATTAGCAAGAAACGCAACATTGTATTCATCGTTGGTATTTAGCATGGGATCAGTTGCTGCTGCTGGGTAGCAATGAATGCCTTCTTTTTGAAACGTAACCCAAATCATGCGGCCTGCGCGATCTTTGATACGATCGACTGTGTCTCTTTGTTCTTGGTTCATAGTGCTCTAATTCTTTCCATGTGTATGATATTGGCAACTTCATCGTTGAATGCAGCATCGTCGTGAATCACATACAGTCTGGGCTGTGCGACCCCGCCATTCTTTACATGAGGATTATCACCGTAGTTGTTGCTTCTGCATTGAATAACAGTGCCGCCCTCTGCGGCGTAAACAGTAAACACTATACCGGATCTACGGATATTGGGTTCGTCTTCGCTTCGCACAGCATCTCCCTCTCCGCTGCTGATAGTTAAGTTATTTGGATACTTGTTGCCTTTGGAGCCATCCAAGGCCCATTTTACAACACGTCTTAAGGTACCTCTAATCATAATAGTTCGTCTTTCGTGTATTCCCGCCAGCTGGTAAAGTTGGCAGGGTTGGTTAAGGCGTGTAGGCTGTGGCACCATACGCCGGGATTGGTTGCGTCAAAGTCCTTGTCGTCGATCTTGATAGTGGCATTGTAGCCCAGCTGCTGCAAGTAGGGTACCTTGACAGATATCATGGGGATAAAGTTACGGTTCTCAGTGAGTCCGCTTTCCAGCAGGCCTTCTACACACTGTACATCAATATCCAGTGAGCACAGGTAGTCGGCTGCTAGGAATGGCTTGATCATGTTCTCCCAATCCAACCAACCGCGAGCATTGGTATCGTAGTTGGGAAAGCTCATGTTAGCACCAAAATAGATATGCTCACATCCGTTAATGTGTTGGGCAATGTCTGCCTCACTGTGTACACCAACTACAAACAGGGTTCGCATACCGTATGCAGGAGTGCGCTCGACTTCAATGCCGTAGAAAAAACTGGCATCTTCATGTCCTTGTCTAATCATCTTGAATCTCAGGTTAAGGGTTAATGATCGTCATGATCAACAATGTCTCGTTGATCATACTCTTGTTTATACAGTATAGACAATTTGTTGTGTAATTGCAACCGCTGTTGTTCCAAATCAGCACGTTGCTCGGGGGCAGCAGATTCTAGTTCGCGACCCAGGCGAAGAAATTCATTAGTGGCAATACGTATCTCTTGTTTAACATCGTCCATTACAGCCTCCAATCAGCTTAGATCAAAAATACTTTCGTTAATCACCGGCTTCTTCTTTTCTTTCTTTTCCGGCTTCTCTGCTAGTGCGCCTTCAAATTCAATCAATTCATCTGCCATGGTACCAGCGTTGATGGTCTTGAGTCCTTTGTTACCGCGTGTGCCAATAATGTTCATCCAGTAGCGACTGTAGTGCTCAATAATAGCATTGGCAGTATCTCTATCGGGTGCAGCAAATACTGCATTGACAATATCACGGAAGAACTCATGATCACCGCGGTCATTACGCATCATGCTAGGCCATGTGCCTGCATCGTATTCACGATTAGCACGTTGCACAGCTTCAATATGCATCCAGACATTGTGTCCCATCAGTAGTGCATAGCTGAAACTGTCCCACGAAGTCTTACCTTCCTTACCATTCTTATTTACATCTCCAGGAGCATAAATGCAAATGTCCCGCATTTTGCACAAGCGACTGATAGGGCTCTCATCAAAGTGTGTGATCAAGCCATCTGCGATAGCCGCTGCACCGAACGGTCTAGTGTCTGACGAATACTTTTTATCGTCGGCAATGGGAGTCATGCGATAACTCCACTTGTCCTCATGCGGCAAGGATATCTCGTTATATACCTGTCCATTAGCAGTTGCTAGGAACGGACTCGCACAGTCAAAGCTAATGGTAAACTGTGGATTCACATACTTTCTTACTGCTCGCTGTATGTCAGTCAACAGCAGTGCCCACTCCAGTTTGCTGGTGCCCAAGAAGTGCATCCAATCGTGTATACCCGGTTGCAGCAAGTTGTCATAGCGCAATGCCACTAGGCGTCGGAGCACTAGATGCACATCACACATGTTCTGTCCGCCCATGGCCCAACCATCAAAGTGTTTGCCCGGATAGGCCACAGGATCACAGTAGACCTTCATGGTCTGATACCATGCTTCGGCATCGGCATGATTGGCACCCTGTAGCACATTCAGCACACGAGTACCACCCTCGCTGACACCACGGCGATGCCGCATAAAGTATTCGTTGTTGAACTTGGTAGCATCCACTGCTTCTTGCAAGGTGGTAATACCGCAAGCATCGCTGGCCTTGCGATCCTTGATGACCCAAGTAGGAATATCCAAGGTCATTGCATAGTCGCTGATGTTGTCTAGCCATGCCAACACTGCCTGTCGTTTGGCCTGTGCAGCATCTAATAGGTCTTGGTATTCACGTACAGGATCTATGGTTTTTGTTTTAGGCTGTCCGGTCTTTTTGTTAATGACCGGATTACCTGCCTTATCTAACACAGGAACGGTGGTGGTACCTGCTGCTACCAGTGCGGCCATTTTTTGTTTTACTTCTGTGCTGTTGGGATCGCGCCACTCGCCCTGCCATAGACCCTTGGCAATTTGGAATCCGCCCGAGTCGCCCAGCATGAATGTACCTGTCTCGCGAGCACGTACCATGTCCTCGCTAGCATCGGGCTTGGTGAGATCCAAGTTGGCATGCCCTGCACTATACAAACTCCAACGATATGGAAAGAATGCCTGTTGACTGGCCAGCCAATTCATCTGTTCCATGTCAGTCATGCCTGCAGGAAACCTAGCAGGGTCCACATATTGCTCCTGGCGCTGCCTACCCACGAACGTGGCGTAAAATCCCGAGATAGCCGGGAGATATACTGCGTAGTCGAGTTGTTTAGCTGTTAAATTATCCTGCGACATCGTACTCTTTTGTTAGTGCTATCAGGGTCTGTAGGGCCCGTTTAGCATGTTCTACTTCTTCAATGGCTTCGGTCAAGTGCGGGTATTGAGCTTTGATTGACTCCAAGTCACGTTCTTCCTGCATCTTGTACTGCGCCCAGTCTATGGCCTCTTGTGCCGAATTACTCAGTCCCACTGTGGCGTAGCTGGTGTTCATGGTCAACCAATTCACACCATCGTACGCCTGCAGGTCATTGCCCCATACACGGATCATGCCTTGCATGGGGTTGGTGTGGTTCGTGTTCACATAAGGCACACTGGTATTACCACTAGTGACCGTTACATGCCGCTCGCCCTGGAGACCTTTGATCATTTTGTCTGTGCTGGAATAGTGTAGGTCCACTTGGCCATGCCGCTGTCCACAGTGATCTGTGCAGCACCCTCATCGCTAAAACGCAGGACCTTGTCACCAGTTAGGTTCAGGATGCTGAATACAGCGTTGATGGGCCACGACCAAGCCTTGGTAACCGATCCTGTGACATTGGTAGCAAACACAAAGTCACCTGCGTGGCTGCTGTGATCACCAAAGTGGAACTTCAAGTTGCCTTTGCCATCAGTCTTGGCAATAAAGAATACTTCTTCGCTGTGTGCTTGATGCTGCATTTTAAGACGTTGTACGCTCAATACTGTGGGCTCAACCTCCACACCCCACTTGACGCCTTTGAACTTGACCGTTTTCAATTTGTCATTGATCACATTGGTGGCCATGAAACGATAGTCGTTTTTAAAGTCGCCGGCTTTGTTTTCAAATTTGATACCATCTGGCACATCATTGCCTTCGCTGTCTTTTTGTGTGCTTAGGCCGAGTTTGGCATCTTCACGATACTCGCTGATGTTGAGTATGGTGTTCAACTTGTTCAAGTTGGGCATACCAAACGTGCCAACAAACTCAGCAACTGGTGCGTTGAATTCGGCTTCTACGATTACGCTACGGTCGCCGGCAATGCCACTGACAGTAGTACCTGTTGCGGTACCTACTACCTTAACAAGGTCAATAATACCAAGTCCATGTGTGTGCTGGACGATTTCTAATAGCTGATCTTTCATAAATTCTCCTGTGAAATAAGATTATACATGATTGTATTTAGAGATACAATACATTCCTGAAACTTTTTTATTCAAACGAAAACAAACTGTCGAATGTGGTCTTGATTTCTGTGTGATTGGGAATGTCCCAATCCAACACGCCCAGCAAGTTTTCCACCTTCTGGTCCACGATACCAGCTTCCATCTTGTTGTCATCAAATGGCAAGTCTTTGAACCATGTGGGGATATGGTTCTCATCTGTGGGGTAGCCCACTGACGTAAAGCCTAGTGCATTGTCTTTTAGTTTGCACACAATGGTCTTCATGCCATCCACGATGGCCATGCTGTAGTTGTCACCGTGCATCCTGCGCAGGGTGTTCCAGTTCATGGCTGCTCGCACATGCCCGGGCATGTTGGCCTTGCCTAATCTAGCCTCTTCCGCTGTATACTTGGTCAAGTTGTTGACACGTTTAGGTGTGCCCTTTTCCCAAGCCGGACGATCCTGGAACGCCAGCTTGAACTCGCGTACTTGATCGTAGATTTCTTCTCGTTGCGTACCAGTCAGTACCCGTAGCAACAGTTCGCTGAGAAAGTCCTGTACTGTCTTGGGTGTATCCGACCGCTTTAGGTCTAGTCCCATGGCCTTGACCTTGCCCGGCTTGCCATTGACATCTAGTCTGTTGTTTTCAAGATCAAAAATCAATACAGCATAGCGTTTCTTTTTAATAAACAGGCCTTTTTCAGCAACCAGTTCTCGTCCACCTTTGATGATAGCACCCATGTCACGTGGAGTATGGAACGCACGTTCCATAAAGCCCGGGAACGATTCGTTCACCTGTTCACCAATGCTGTCATACAGCTCTACGCAGATGTCCTTGTTCCACTCCATGCGGCCCGATTCTACTTCTCGCTTTAGGGCAGGCCAAGCAGTAAAGTACACACTGTCAGTGTCACCATATATGATGGCATCACCAGTGTGATTATACTCGCCAGTGATACACTCGTTTACATAGCTATCCATGTGTCGAGCAATAGCACGACCAGTCAGGGTAGTTGATTGGCCAATTCGCTTATCAAAAAACCTACAGCCAGCGTTAAGGATAGCGCCGTACAGGCTGTTAAGGTTAATCTTTTTAACCAACTGGCGTTTGTCCCAGAATGCTTTGTCTTCATATGTTTCAGCCTCTTTCTTTTTAGCTTGCAGCTCTTTACGTTCAGCATACCAGCGTTCCAACAAGCCGGGTACGATACCCTTCTTGTCGTACTTGAATATGGTACCATTGGCACTCAATATCCAAGGTTGATTGCTGTCAAAGATCATGCGCCAAACATCGGCAGCACTCATGACATCACTGCCGCCAGTTTCCCAGTCAATGGTGATTTCAGTACCCACTTCCCCGGCCATGACCGCAGTGTATTCTAAACTGCCAAACATGTTTTCCCAAGCATCAGCAAAAGTTGATCCAGCGTCAATCTTTTCTTTGATGTACCTGTCGGTCATCGTGGGTCGGAGTTGTCCGATGATTGTTTCACAGGCCATGTTAAGGGCGCGAATAGCCGAGGGATAGAGCGAGTTGATGTCAATCGCACCAATCCAGTCGTGCATGCCTTTTTTGGGGAAAGCAACGTAGGCACCTGCCGCTTGTGTGTCATTGGATTCATCTCTGTTTTTCCTATTTTGAACTACTAAACCTTGCCGATGCGCTTCATTAATGATAGCCTGCTCAGTAACAGCCACCGCGCCCATGGTGGTAGCCAGCAGCACGGTGTTGTCGTGTGCTAGTTCGTTGGCCAAGTCCAAGAAACGTAGTTTCTTATCTAGCTTGGCCAACAACATGGTGTCTTGTCTGTTGTATTCGATAAACGTAGGGAAGTCTTTGTTGTACAGCTGGTCCAGTGTGCCTTCGTATTGTGTCTTACGCTCATCTAGTTCGTACTCGCTGATAGCGTCTAGGCTATAGCTGTGTCGTTCTTCATAGGTGTATTTGCGATACAGTTGCATATAGTCCATATGCACTCGACCAATCAAGTCAAATGTGATGTTCTCTGCACCAAATCGCTCAAACGTTCTTGGTTTGGGAAACTGCCCCCATAGACAGAATCTGCGTGTATCGTCCTTGCTGAGCACACGCTGTATGCGCATGACCGTATAAGGAATATCGAAGCCTTCGCTGTTCCAACCCGATAGTATATCAGCATCTTCGATCAGGCTCAAGAAAGTATCCAGCAGATCTCGTTCGCGCTCAAACAAGAAACAGTTGTCGTATCTGCTGCATATCTCTTGCGCAGTGGCCCAACTCATGCTCTTGGGCGGTACTACCAGTGTGACCATGCGATCCAACCAGTCGAGGTAAACTGATATGGCAGTGATGGCATTGAATGGATCCTCGGGCTTGCTGAAACCCAGCACAGGATCAAAGTCGACCTCAATGTCAAAAAATGCTGTCTGCAATTTAGGACTCTCGCGTCCTAGATAGTTTTCTTCAAGGCAGCGAAACACTGGGTTGATGTCACTCTCCCAGGTGTCTTTTTTGTTATTGACCTTGAGTTCCTTGTGAAACTCTTTGCTGTTGTGTGTGCTGAATCTAGATACTGGTGTATCGTAAATGGTGCGGAACTTGCCGCGTGGATCGTTGTAATAGAACACATACTTGGCTGGATATTCTTGATATACCCTTTCGCCTTTGATACGTTCTACAACGTGGATCCTATCTTTGGCTCTGTCTAATAGACAGTCTACATAACTCATAACATCTCCCTACCGCTTATGGCCGGCATACCGTGATTCATGTCCGTTACGGTGGACGACGCCTGTATAATATTTATACGCACAGTTCAAGACAGCAACATTCTTGTCAACCCAATACTGTCAATTGTGACAAGCAGGACGTAGTTAGCCAGCATGCCGAAACTTCCACGAGTATAACTAGCCCAAGCATACATACAGCAGCCACTAATCCATATAGGATAAAGGATAGCCATAGGCGGGTTAGGTACAGTGAGCGCCATTGTAATCGAACAGCCGATGCTAATCGCCCAAGCTGCAATTTCCACGACAAAACGGCCAGGCGCAGTTCGATAGTCATCTTGTATCCACCCGAAAATATCTTTGAAGAAGGGAATCAAAGGGTCTTGCCCACAGTTTCAAGAATAGTGTTGAGGTCTTCGTGATCACGGTTGGTTTCGCCTAGGCTGGCCTTGTGCGCAATACGGATTGCCTTTTTGAGCACACCGGGCTTGACTTCTAGTTCTTCTGCTACCGCTTTGACGGTATCGCTCAAACCTGCAGATAGGTCTTCAATTTCCATCATGGTACGCATACCTTCATTAACCAATTGGGTCAGTTTGGCTTTTTGTTCGCCGCTAAACATTTTTGCAGTCATAGGATTCTCCAGTAAAGAATTATTATACGATAATAAATACAATAACACAACATGTGTTTTACCAAAATATCAATATGCAAACTCAAAACATTTTTTCAACCTGGGGAACCATAGTTACTACCAACTATACAGAATTCATGTCCGATGACACTACTGATTGGCCACAGCTGGTATTGGGGCGTAATCTAATAGTGTTCAAGGGATTTGGAGCCGACCTGACCGATGAAGAATATTTCAACTTTGGTAAAAAATTTGGGCATATGTGGACCATAGATGATTATAGGCGTCCAAAGGTGGGAGCCAGAACTCGCTCCGGACTAGATCCAACTATACTTGATGCTGACAGCGCGACCCCAGTCAGTCACTTTAAAGGCAGCAACAACCGTTTTGGTGATGCTGAAATGGGATATCATGCGGATATGGTGCATATAGGGGGAAAGAGTTATCCCGGCCGAGCACTGTACATGACACGCAATACCCTAGATGGATCAGGTGTAACCACATGGTTGAATTTAGAACTGGGTTGGGCGCAATGTACTGAACAAGAAAAAGCAGAGTATGCCAGCGTTAAAATAGCAAATCACAATATGTATCTGCCCGGACAAGATGTAGAAATATTTCCTTTTGAAAAGACAAATCCAAAAACCGGTAAAACAAGCCCACGACTTAATAGTTTAAGCCCGATTGAAAGCAGAGACAGTGTAAATAAAGGTCACGGCGCTGGCTGGATACATCATATCAGAGTTAACGGGATTGAGTTGGATCATGACGCAGCACACAAATTATATAGAGGTGCAGTTGACCTATTAGAAAGTAAAACTAATACATTGTATCACCATTACTGGGACGAAGGCGATATTATAGTGTATGACAACTGGTTCAACATACACAAAAGAAGTAAAGTAAATGCCAACGCCCCTGGCGGCCGCCTGCTGCGCAGATTGACTTTCAATTTCTAAAATTTATTATCTCCCAATTTGGTTGCAAATTGTGCGGTTGCAGCATAAAATACTAAATACTAAGTAGAAACCATAATAGCGTTTCTACTTAGTTTACCACACAGGAGAAAATATGTTAAATCAAATCACTGAATACGTCCACAAGATGCTTCAGACTTTCAGTAAGCCACAAACTTACAGTTCCGCACTAGAAGAATTTATCGTGAGGAATGCACCGCAAAACACTTGCGATGTAGATCGCCTAACTCGTCAATTTGATATAATGCACTCACGCAGGGGGTGGTAAATGCAAGTACTCAAAGCAATCTACAACTTCTTAGGTGAATTGGGTCGTGTACGTGCCGCTGCACATCTAGCACGCCAGGGTGATCATGCGGGTGCTCAACGCATGATGATGCAAGATTTCAAAGGCTGGATTTAATTTTCCATGCCGTTTGAGAAATAAATAACAATGCAGTACTGTTACTGCTACACATTAACACACACAGGAGATAAAAATGTTTAATAAAATGTTCGCACCATACCTAACGCTTGAAGCACATATCGAAGCGTTCCAAGAAACCAAGCGAGGCCTAACAGACAAGATCATCACTGATCCCACACTGAACAAGGCAGCACACGATTATATTGATGCTCAGACCGAGTTTGCCAAAATGTTGGCACACAACTTCACTGACATCGCCAAGTATTCCATGGATGCCATTTCTGACAAATGGTTTCCTAAGAATGAAGAAGCCCAGGCTGTGGCTTCTACGAGCAAGCAGGCTCGTGCCTAAAACGACATACACACACAAGGAGATTATTATGTCAACAACACCAAAACTTCCCGAAGTTAAATTCAACAAAACCGGATACGAAATCCGTACAGATATTCTAGACATGGCCAAAGGTCTAGTTAGTGAAGAATATCACTCTAAGTTCCGCGGCTGGGAAATGTCAGTTGCCAAGGACGAAAAAACTGGCCAAGTCATTACTAAAGTGGACATGCCAGAATTTCCAGGTCTAGACAAGATCATGGAGACAGCTGAAAAGATGTACGCATTTGTTAATGCAGGTGCTACCACCAGCGCCAAGAAGTAATTAAATTACTCTAAAGCCCGGGCAACTGGGCTTTTTCACGACTAGAATTTGTGTCGCTTGCCGTAGTTGCGCATGATGATGCCGGCTTGTGCGTTGGCATCGTTTTCGGCTCGGCTACCAGTGTGACCACTGTCTTGGTCCAGTAGGCCCTGTTGGTCCTGTTTGTAGTGTGTCAGCTCATGTGCTAGTGTGCGCAGTATGTCCACCGGGTTACGATCCACTGCTACAAGATATATGCAATTCTCATCAGTCTTGTACATACCAAAACTGCTTTGTGTAGAATCACCGGGCAAGCGACGGCACAGTTCGATCTTGGGCAATTCGTGCAGTTTTAATTCTCGTTGAACGTGCGGCAAAAACTCCTGGATGTAATCAGGTAGTTCAGGTTCAGCAAATTCACGTAGTCTCATGCTAGTGGAACATCAAAAATTGATTTTGTACGTCTAGGCGTGTGGCACCTAGGTCGCCGTGCCCGGCCGGGAATACCACCACATTCCACTTGGGCTGTGGGCCTTCGGGAATCTTGTTCATTTGATCGTATGTGATAATGCTTTCGGGATCAATGTTGTACTTGGCAGCCAGCTTCTGCTTGAATCCGGCCCATGCAGCTGGGCTCTTGACCTGTGTGCGGCCTTGCTCGTCCTTGACATACTTGCCTTTGGCATCGGTAACAAACAAGTCCCGGAACATGTCCTTGGGAATGGTTGGCGCACCTTTGAGGTTTTTGCCGGCGTTTCTATGGAACTCAACTTTTTTAACTTCGCGGCTCTTGGCACCACCGTCACTGAAGTTAGGCAGTGTGTTAGACGGAGTATTGGGATCAGTTACTGGATCTCCCATCTTGCTGTAGAAATAGAAGCGCACATCTGGATTGTTTTCCTGTACCTGCTTGCTCAGTTCCCAGTATTCCTTGCTGAAGAAATCGCCAGCATCGTGTATGCGTACCAACAGCTTGATACCGTTCTTGTCTGCTAGTGCCTTGGTGCGTTTGACTTCACTGTCAAACATCTGCATGTAGTCTTGTGGATGATTGACTAGGAAGTTCAGTGCCTGTGCTGCGCTCATAGAAGCAGCAGGGAACATGACATAGCCACCCTTACGAGCATAGCAGAACAGTTGGCATTCGCCAGCGCCCGGGCATGTGGTAATCTCTACAAACTCGCCAGTCTCTTCATCTACAACAATGCCGCTCAGTGCCGGCAAAGTCAAGTCGTATGTGATAGCGCCTTCTTTTTTGCTCTTGCTCATCTTGGCATTGGATCCCAAAATGGCTCTGGGCGGTGTGGTGATTTGGCGTTTTAGGTCTTCCAAGTCCCATTCTTCGCCGCCGCCATCTTTGGTGATGGCCTTGACATTGCTGCCGTGTATGATGGGCTTGAATCTATCCTGCTTGGTTTTTGTACCAGTTTTGATACGGGTCAAGTAATCCTGCATGTCTTGTCTAGACCAAGACTTCTGTGGAGCATTGAGCTTGAGCGCTTCTTCTAGACTCCAGTCTCGCGCAGTAGGATCACTGTCGTATGCCCGGGCCTCTTCCTCGTCGCTGTCAGCATAGTCATTGTATTCAATGTCGCTGCTGTGGAAACTCTGTCGTCCGTGATTGTATAGGTCAACCACAACAAAACGCTTGTCACGTCCAAATTCTACGATTTCACCGGTGCTGCCGTTGAATTCCACATTGCCAGTGACTACAACTGGGTCTCCCGCGTGTAGTTCTTCTGCATTTTCTCTTACTGGCTCTTCAGTGCCAACATGTACTGGTGTTACAGTAAAACCACCCAGTGTCTTGCCTGCTGCTGCTTCTGCTATAAATTCGTGAAATCTCATATTGTGTTGCCCCTATTGGGTATTTATGCTAGGCCAATTTTGCTGGGATACATTGGTCCCGACTCAATGCGCTCGCCACCATCAAAGTACGAAATCTCCACTGGCAATGACTCCCATCCTAATCGTGCTGCGGCCATGATCCTGTGATTGCCTTCGTTGACCCATGCGCTGCCATCGTATGCTACGTTGATAAATGGTTTGTACTCTTCGCCAGTGTGTGAGTGTAGTGGTAGTTTACCGGTATCGCTCATTATTTTCATGATAGCAGCAAGATCGTGGTATCTCACGTTTGATTGCTCATGGCGCATGCCTGGTATTCGTCTTAATATACTCAGTGGAATATCAACATTCCTAACAGTGGCAGTGGTCTTGCCCATGTAAGGTAAGCCGTAGCGATCAGGACTTTTACTCACAGCATAGTCAATTGCGTCTTGCAACCATTCTTCATTGGGCACATCAACACGTAATCCTTCATCCAGTTCCGGAGTCCAGGCCATATTTTTGCTGCCCTTGACCGCAGGCCGAAATCCTTGACCCCGGTAGAATTTTGTTAGTTTGGCTTGACTCACTTGTCCCTTGTCCCACGGATATAGTGTCAAACTGATACCGTCTTCTCTGGCCATGGCTTGTAGTTCCTGCATGGCACGTGTACCAACACCTTGACGCAATGGATATGCTTGGAACCACTTGACTTCAACTGCACCACGCCGACTAAAACTGGGTGTCAATTCAAACATGGCAAACTGTTGTTCATCACCTTCGCCCCAAACCATGACATGATTGTTATCCCAACGAGCAGGATACCGTGCATACACTCGTTCAATGAATGCTCGAGCAGCATCATTGTTGTCCAGCTTGATCGATTCTGCAATAAATTCTTGTGCTCTCATGATCTTGCCAATATAAAAGGTTTGTCACTGCCAAGGAAATCTAAGAAACGATCTACTTCTTCGGGATATTCTTGTGGAGTCAATAGAGTGTAGCTACCAGCAAGACGACGAATCATTGCCAAGTACGTACCTGCCCTGCCACCAGTAGACTTGGCGCTGAATGCAATATAAGACGGCCGATACTTTTGCAAGTACATGCCGATAGCCTTGACCACTGTGGACAGGACTCTTGCTGCATCGCCACGACCAGTCAAGTCGTAGCTACCGCCACGACTAAATACAATTTCAATTGCTTCTCCATTATCCAATGGAGTAAATGATATGTCAATGGTTCTACCATCTGCATCATACGCTTCTGCGTGTACCTCACCACTGCTGGCAAACTGGTTATCCCATTGCAATGGGAATGCTGTTTTGGCATCAAACAGTTCTGTCAATTCTTGTGCTCTCATGTTAGTTTTGTCCAACTACTGAATATTGACCTGCTGGGGCAGGGGCAAACTCACCGTGTGGGTCTTTTGCTAGGTCCCAGTGTCTACCTCTGTCAAGCCCCCAACGTTCGCCCAATCTCGCTGAGTTTTGTTCTATCCATTCACGGGCAAACTGTAGTGCTTTGCTATCTGACGGTGCATCTAATCTATGAAATACTTTACCTCTATATTTGTTCAGGCCATAAATTACATACTGGCCTTTTACTTCTGGTGGTTTTATATTATCAGCAGCTTCTGTTCTTTGTAACATCACCATCTCATCAGCAAACCCAGCAAGTCTAGGTCCAATTTGTTTAGTAAGTTCCTTGTCAGTTGCTATAAGTTTATTGTAATCATCCAAACTTTGTACAATAGTTTGATATCCCGGAAATACTTGTCTACGCACCATTGCTTTGTACATGCTTAACTTTTTAGGATCCTCTGTTTCAAACACAATGTATTTGGGCTTGTATATTCTACAATATCTATTAACTGCTTTTACCACTGCACCTAAAATTTTGAATTGATCACCTAATCCCGATGTATCAGTACTGCCTTCAATATTGAACTCTACAAAGATTAAATCTACATTGGCATCTTTGATTTGTTTGATTACTACTTCACCTTGACGTCCATATTCATTTTTATCATCAGGATCGGTAACAAAGACATATTTAAGCTGTCCGTTCTGTACTGTATCACCATATGGCACCGAGGTTATTTCATAGCCGCTATGACTTTGAAATAATTCAGTTAAAAATTCTTGTGCTCTCATGACGTGCCTTCGCTGAACCAAGGATCAATAATAACCGGCTGCCCGTTGGCTCGTTGCATGACATTGGCAGTATGCAAATCCCATCCAAATTTATTGATATTACCTGTGGTATACAATAACTGCATCACAGCGTATAACTGTTTGTACATATTGTATGTTTTTTTACTTGCAGGATTTTCTAGTATACTTTGCCATGTTCTAGCAAAAGTACCAGAATAATTTGGATTAAAAAAATACCATGGGTGCCCATCTGTTAGTTCACGTTCCACAGTCGACCATGGTTTATTTTCAATTGCATAATCACTTAATAACCAAACCACGCCTTGTAAGAAACCACCTTTTTCTATTGGAGATAATCTTTCCATCTCAATCTGTGTGTAGTCTTTACCATTGATATCAACGGTGTTGACTTCATTGAATCTAGGAACGCATGGTAAATCTTGATGGCTCATTGAAAACTCATAGAACTTACGAAATACTTGTTCAGCTTTGCTACCCGCATCTTCTGGCATCAATATCTTGATCACATGGCTATCATCCTTGGCCCATACAGTAGCATCAGCACCGCTGCCAACATGATGATATCCGGCTGCTCTTAGTTGACGCCAAATCTCATTACTGTTCTTGGTGGCTGCTTCTGCTTCCGCTACATTTGATTTCATCCTAGACAATTGATATATAACAGAAGAACCGTTGTCAGCACGGAAAAACTTATATCCCCAAGATTTAGCATAACGCAGTACCATTCTATCATATAGCTTGGCACGACTTTCGGGATTAGGCACAACATCATCTGGGCCATAATTTATACCTGGATCCATTTCTTTGCTTGCTGAGAAATAGATTTTTAGTGGTTTGTATTTTTTAATAAATTGTTGAATAGCAACTAACACAGTAGAAAATACTTTTTGTGCGTCACCCTCACCTGTTACTTCTTGACTGTTGTTTCTATAAAATTCAACCATCCATGTCTTGTCATCGGGTTTAATATTATCTTGTTTATTAAACATAATGCTTAAATTTGATCCATCAGGTAATTTAGCAAGCGCATCAACATCACCATGCATACCTTTCTCCCATGTTATTGGAAGTGGAGTATCAAACGCTTCATCTACATTTTGCCGCGGCATTAATAACTCAGGCATGCGGTATTGGTTAACATCAACTGGATAAGACTGTAATGATGCTTTGTATGCCTTAGCATACTGTTGTTTTTCTTCAGGTGTTTTTGCTCTATAAAATTTGTTGGCAATAGCCATATCACCTACTAGAGTTCCGGGGGGAATTGAAATCTTCTTTGGTCCATAGTATCGTAGTTTGTCTGAATCTTTGTTGGTCAAACTGTAAAAGGTTGATTCCCACTTGTCCGGGTGTAGAGCATACTGTACAGATGCTCTTTCAGGAACAAACTCTGCCAATGCATCTGCGCCAGGATGAAATTTACCTAGCTTGGATAAACTTATAGCAGTATCATTGATCTCGCCTTCCGCCACACCTTGCGCGGGCTGATCAATGCCCAGATACTTTATGGCATATTCTCGGGCTCGTTGTTTGCCTTCAGGAGTGTATGCCTTGTCAAGAGCATCCCATCCGCTCAACACAATCCATTTTTCTTGTGCTTCATCCCATTCCATGTAGTGGCTGACATTCACTAGGTCCTGAAGTTCTGCCGGAAATTTGTTATGTCTAGTGGCGTTAAAACCGCGTCCAATGGTGGGCAACTGTTTGTGTCTGCCTTCTGCGTCTATGTATTCCCGAGTTTTTACGTCAAATACATAAGCATGAGTCAGTGTCCAATTTTCATGATTGTATTGTATCTCCTGTTGCCGTGCAGGATCCAGTTCGTCAAACTCATCGGGTTCTAGGTACATGTCCGGTGACGAATCAAAGAATTCATAAACAAATCCCAGTGTAAATCTCTGAGGATTCATGTTGCGTATGGTGAGAGCTAATACTGCACATTCACCTTGCATGTACTGAATTTGTGCAATTTCTCGCTCGCTTGCACTTTCTCGCATCAAATGTTTTTCTGAGCCTTCCGCCACACCTTGCTGACCTTGTGCCACTGCCACATACGCAGGACCTGTATAGCCATCGGGATACTTATGAAAGTGTTGTATTGTTCTATGCCAGCCTTCCAATAGTTCATAACCATTAGCTGTTTTTAGTAGTATTACAGGTTCTTTTCTAATACCACCTTGTTGTTGTGCCAAGGCCGCTTGTGTGGCGTGTCGTTCTTTGTCTCGCGGTATGCCCATACCCAAGTCACTACTCCCACCTGCCCGGCCAATTAACTTTTGTTTGCTTTTTGGAGCAAACATGTCTAATGTAAACTGCATGTCAGGAACAAGTTGCCATTGTGTATCAGGACTTAACCCGTTATCTGCAATCATTTTAAGAATAGTTCGACGGTTGAATCCCCATTCGGGATCTTCTTCCCAGCTGCCCGGGCCCGCCTGGTGATTGCCTCTGGCTAAATTGTATATCCAATCTTTCAACACATAGTCTGGCCATTTTGGCAAAACACTTTTGACAAATCGAAACATTGCATCGCGCCGTTCAACAATAAACTCATTGGCTCTCATTTTTTGTTAGCCTTTGCTCTGCCTGCTTTCATGTTGGCCAACCAGTGTGCCAGTTGTCCTTTGCGGCCGCCTTGCTTGGCAGTTTTGCGTAGACTACTTACTGATGCTTTAGTATTGATACCGTGTCGTTTGGCATCACCTTTGTCTTCAGGATGCCGACCGTCTGCAAAGTTTTCCAGCAAGGACATGCTGTTAACAGGAATCACTCCGTGATATTCCAATGTATCACCTGCATTATCTTGAACATTTTGATCGATAAACAATCGAGACGGATCCAACGTATTTGCTGCAATTTTAATAATTACAATTTGATCCAGCCACTCATCCGGTACCACATCACTGGACTCGGCATAGCTTTCGGCAACATTGGGATCTGTTGCCAGATATACCACACCAGGTTTGCTGTCTTCCCATTTGGCCTGTGCCTTATCTCCGCCAAGTCCGTATGCTCGAATGCTTTTCAACAAGGGACGATATGTAGCGTGATACAAATATCCTTCAGTGTATTGGCCTTCCGCCACATCCTGCTGACCTTCCACAGTAAGCCTGTCTAATACTATTGGATTTAATACAACATTTGGTTTTAAGCCTTTAGAATTGGCATAGGCCACGTACACTTGATCTGTGGGTTCTATAACAAAACTCACACAATGTTTACCGGGCCAGTCTGGTTTGCCCACACTAAACCAAATGCCTATCACAGGAATAAATGGATGTTCATCTGTGCTCAACCGACCATATTCTCTTTCGCCTGTGGCGTCACGACGCGGTTTCAGTCCACCGCTTTTCTTGATTGCTTCTAGCCTATTGGTACAATGATAAACTCGTTGGCCCACTATGTCTTGTCCGGGAAATAGATTTGTACCAGGAACATTCTTAGGTGGCCTAACTCCCTGGTAGTTGGTAAAGTTTTCATCAACTGTGTCTCTGTAGGGCCTCACCCATTCAAATCGGGTAGTTGCAGGCACCCACTTGATGCCCAGGCCCTTGTTGCCCTTGGCAGGATCAGTATCTATCAGCAACCAGTCCTTGTCGCTGCTGAAAGGTACTGTGTGTTGTTTCTTGAGTATACGAACAATCTGTCCACTCTGTTCAATCTTGCCCATCACAGCATCTTCATTGAGTTCGTTTTCTTTGATCTGACGATATTCAGTAGGCCAATCTTGCCATATGTTGTCGTATGCATCAAACACAGTTTCTAGATAGTCCCTCAATTCATCGGGCACACGCTGTTTGCTCCAGGCTTTAGGCATTTCAGACTCTGGACCATACCATATTTTCCAAACGTCGGGAGTCCAGTAATCTATAGAATCATTGTCTAGATTACCGGCTTTTTGTAGTGCCGGAGCAACAGACTTGAATCCTTCTCTCATGGCCCATTCGGCAAAGATTTTATGATATGGCTTGCGGTTTTTTACTGCCCAGGCATGTAGATCTCGTACATCAGTTGGCGGCATCTGTGAATCGGGGATAGTGGGCTCTCGCTGGATCTGCCCCATCATACTATCAAATCGCTTATCGCCTGTGGCCTCCACCACACCTTTTTCTAAGTTTTCTTTGATTTTCATTACCCAGGTGTCGGGTATTTGACCGTACTTATCAACCCACATGTCGTGTAGTTTTTGTCCGCTAATGCCATGACTCTTGGCAATGCGAGTCATCATACGATCAATTATGTCATAGACTTGATCGTCTGTAGCCGATTGTATTTCTTTGCTGTGTGCAGTTAGCGCGGCCTTGAGCTCAGGCACAGCCCGGCCATCCTTGCTGTGGTCCATGTTTTCATATACACTATCAAAGTCATGTAGTCTCATTACACCTCCACAGCAGGAGGCTCATGATCACGAGTTTTTAAACTGGCTCGCAGTTGCCAGCTGTGTTTACGGTGTGCATCCATGCGTTCAGCTAGGAAGTTGCTGAAACCATGTTCGCCTTCACGTTCGGCGATGTCGTAAATCATCTTGAGTACACGCACCATCTTATCGGAATCGACGAGCAATTCCTGCAACATTTCTGTTGGGCCTAACATTTCGTTTTCATCGTCAATAGTACTTAACATACTAAAACGTGCCAGACTGGCTGGTGTATAGGCATTGAGCTTGCGTATGTTTTCTGCGAAAGGGTCTATGCTGCCGTAAACTTCTAAATAGATAGTTTCAAACAGTGAATGTAATTCTTGGAAGTGGATGCCTTCAACGTTCCAGTGAAAATTGTGTGCTTTTAGATAAAAACTGAATTCGCTGGCAAATCCAATCTTGGCGGCTTTTTGTAGTTCTTCCATACAGTTATTTATCCTGCTTACCAAGCACGGCAACTCCAGTAATTGGCTTTCCACTTGGGTCCAGGGTTCTCACAGTGGTGTCTGGCTCTATAACTCTTTCTGTGCTTGGGCAAGTGCTTTTTGATAGTCATGTTCTTGTCGCCAAAATTGACTTTGACCACATTGCCGTTGGGCTTTTTAACGTAGACTTTGCTTTTCTTGACATCGCCTTGCATGGGCTTGCCCAGTGGTACCGCGTGTCCTTGATATTCAGCTTCGGTCAGTACAATGCCATGATCAATCAACATGAATGTGGCAGTGTGATCAAACTCAATCAAGATACCATCGTGGTAGTTGCCCAGCACTACAGTTTCAATTGCACTGTCGCCGCACTCGATAATAAATCCATCACCGGCTTGGATACCCTCATCAACTTTCTTCTCATCTTTTTCATCACGCTTAGGCTCTTCTTTTTTAGGAATGCTTGATGGGATGACTGATCGTGCCTGACTGGCTGCTGTTTTACCTTGTGTGCGTTCAATGGCACGGCCCAATCTAACTGCGGCACTGGTTTTGGCCTCCGCCACACCTTGCTCTTTCTTGTTATTAGGTGTAGTGGGTATATGCTTTTTTCTTAGAGCGGCTGCTATCCGCTTGTCTTCTTTACTGCTGCCAGTGCTACCTGAACCTGGATTAGGGAACGCCTCCGCCACACCTTGTGATTCTTTAGGATAACTATATCCATCAATTTCGTAGAAGTTGTCTAGTGCTTGAATTTTGTCCACAGCCATTTGTAATTTTTCTTCTGAGGTAGTCCAGTATTCTCGAGTGGTCATTCGACCTTCACGACCAGCAAATACTTTATAACGCACACCGAACGGTTTTCTACTATCGTATTCACCTTCCGCCACACCTTCATTAGGCACACAGTTACGGACCTGTCCGCCATTCCGGCCCTTCTTGGTACCGGCAGCATGATATCCAGGCCAGCACTTGGTAACACCATTGGCATCTTTTTCACCTTTGCGGATCTCATTGAGATTGCCATGTGTTTGACACATGCCGCAGTCTTCACAGACCATTTCCATCTCTTTTGATTCATTGTGCTTGCGCTTGCCGGCACAATGTGCTCGTTGGCTGAACCCCTTGGGGTGACTGCAATTGATACTGTTCTTGTATTTTTGGCTCCACTCTTCACTGAGATGCTGCTGTTTCATTTCGGCAATCATCTGCTCGCCACGTGCAATCATCTGTTGCATTTCTTCGACGCTCTCGCAGTGCCATCTACGCAGTGCCAGGGCTTTAGGTGTGGGCTTGCCATTGGGCTTCTTCATTGGCCCTTTGTTACCCGACATTCTAGCACAGAAACTCTTGCGGCGCTTGGCAGCTTTGCTACCGGGCTTGAGTTTACTGGGCTTGGTAGTTACCGCAGTCTTCAACTTGCTACCTGGATGTTCTCTGCGATAAGCATTCACAGCTTTTTGACTGAGTCCGTTGGTACGATCATGGTGATTGACCTTGCTCCAATCTTCGTTAACCCCTGCTTCTCTCTCATCCTTGGTATCGCCGGTAACCTTGTATGTTTTTCCGTGTACTACAAATGTGTCTTGGCCTGCTTTGATAGCATTCATTCTTGCATCAGTGAATACATTGCTTTCCTCTATGTCTTGCTCAACAGTGCCTATATAGTGATGGTCATGTACCTTGTATCCTTTACGACGATAGTGAGCAATGGCCTTGTTGATTGCAGCTTCACGATCTGCATGTGTTACACGTATATTCTTCTGAACAAGTTCGCCACGCTGGCTTGCCATGGGATGATTGGGGTCGGTCACTGTGACACCAATGCGATGTATTGGTTCTGTTTCCACTAGGCTTGGCTTGTGTATGCTTTTGAATCTATCGCGCTGATTGCCTAGTCGTTTGCTGCCTAATCTAAACGCTTCATCTACAGGATCTTGGTTGCCGACTAATTTAATCAGGTGCCCTTGTTTAAAATATGTTGGGTGATACATCACTACATTAAAGCTGGTATCGTCGTTGTAGGATATTTTGACATCACCACCAGCAGCAATAATCTCATTTTTTATATCTTTTGTTGCTTGTGTGCTCTTGTTAGACCCATACATGGCATTGGCAAGCTGGTCTGCCAATTGTAATAGGTATTGTTTTTCGTCACTGCCACCATCTCCGGGTGCAAATTCATTCAAGCCTTCCGCCACACCTTGCTTTAATGAGTGTTGTAGATATTGTTCACCTTCGCCGGTCACATACCAACGACCATCATCATCTACGATATACCCATTGCTGCTCAAACTATCCAACACATTATCATAAGCACTGGTTCTTGATTCATCTTCTTGGAAATCTAATCCTAACTGTGCTGCGGTGTAGATAGCATGTAAAACCAATAGTTTTCCCAATCCTTTGCCTTTGAATTCTGGATAAATCTCGGCTACACTACGGCCGGTATTGGCGTTGTATTGATACACACCCACCTGCTGGTCATTGACTTTCATCGCAGTGGCAAATCTATTTTTGCCCTTTTGCACCTGAAAACTAATTCTATCATTCTGTAAGCCTTCCGATACAGGTGCTGTGCTTGGTCTTACTGAGTAATCGATCCCATAGATCGGCTGGTCCGGAGTCATGCGGGCATAGTTGGCCACCCATTCTTGACCCTT